CCTTACGTCTAACCCATTGGGTTGAATATCCAGCGTGTCAGGGGTGAGGTAAGTCCCCTCCTGTCCAATTTGGAGTTTATTCAAACTCGGTATATATGTCATATCATTTCCTCCACTGTGAGGGTAATATCCACTGCCCAGTAGTCATCCTCTGCCCAGGGGATAGGTCCCATCTGTGTTGCTACATTCGTTATTGTGCAGTTAGTCGCTGGATTTCTGCCAGCCTTTACTTTGCTGAGGTAAGAGCCTATGTAAGTAGACATAGCGGAGGTATACTGCTCCACTCCACTGCCGCTTCCCAGCTTTGCCCACAGGCACAGATCCCGGATAGTCCAGACCTGCTTCTGCAGGTTCCCCATATTCACAAACTCCATCTCCCCCTGAATAGCGGGAAGCAGGAGCCTGCAGGGAAGATCAGCATTGGCCACTGTGAGCTGGACCGCCGTGATGTTCCTGGTCGTGGTCACTCCTGTTGGAGCATAGGCTGCAATCGCTGTGTAAACACTGGCAATATTGCTCATACGATCCTCACCCTTCGATATGGGTCTAACAGCTGCTTGATATCCATAGGTAAACCTTCTGGAATAAGCACCTGTCCATTAGGAGTTACAATAGGTGCGCTTCCTCTCCCGGTGTCCTGCATGTCATAGAGCCATTTACAGATACGCCATACTGCCAGCTCTATGTCCGCTGGGGGTGTCTTGCTGTAGCCCCAGTAGGCATTGACTGTCACCGTGGGATAAGCCCAGGAGCCCTCCGTCAGCATGCAGCCATAGTAAGGCGGGCCATCTTCAGGGAGCATCAGCACGGTAGGGCTGTCTGTGATGCTTACCAGGTCGTCCGCTGTCTCTGTATAAAAGTACAGCTTCTTACCGTCAAAGCGGTTAGCCCCAGTGTTGAGCCTGGTAAACGTCTGATCCGCAGCAGCCGCAGCGTCAAATACCCGATCGGTATAGTTCTCTACCACCGCTTCGGCCGCGCTCATGATTGCGCCCAACAGGGTATCATCCCCCGCCCCTGTTACGCTGCAAAAGGTCTTAACTTCTGCCAGTGTTGTATAAGCCATAGTTCACTTTCCCTTTGCAGGGGGAGGGCCTGCTCGACCCTCCCCCTATCTAAGGAGGTTACCACCCTCTCGGATGGTCTAGCTCTTACTCAGTGTTGTTGTCGATATTGTAGAGCCCCGCAGCATTCACGATCACCCCACCATAGCGGGCTGAAGGTAAGAAGTTCACAGTACCAGCACTAAGCTTGGTGCTGTAAGGATCCACAAAGATGGACATTTTGCGTCGTTCTACCCAGAACATAGCTTCATGTAAGTTCACATGAGTTACGCCTGGTGTGCCATCAGTTCCACCAACTACAGCTTCCCAGTTGCTATTGGTGAAGACTGGTTTATTCATAAGCATTTCACCTACTTCTCCCATTGACATAGGAGCAAAACCAAACTCACCATACGCACGTGGGGTAGCGATCAGCATAGCACGGATATAAGCCAGGGTGCTGTCATTCATGAACCAGCATGACTTTTCTCTATACTCCTGCGCTAAGCCATAGTAGGCTGCGATCAGTTCGCTGTCCTCAATGACATCAGTAGCAGCAATTTGGGTGCCGGCTACAGCGGTCAGCAATCCTGCAAAGTCCACATTCTTGCTAAGAGCTACAGACCGTGCAACTGCTCTTATGAGCCATTGCTGGAATAAGTCCTGATCTTCCAGGGCTTCCTCTGACACTGACACATAGCTACCAACCTTCTGCATAGTGATTGCAAAGTTGACAAACTCAGGGGTGTTAGCGGTGTATGCGCCTCCCTCTGCGATGTCAGCCTGTGCAACTAAAGCAGTCTCTTCAGCTGGTACATTGAAGGTCAGTTTATCAGTCTTGTAGATTGGTAAAAGCCCCATAGAGTTCAGCTTGTCCGGCAAAGAATAAGCTGACAGCAAATCATGCACCTGGTTATACATATCATCAGGGACCATCATTGCCAGTTCTTCTGCATCGGTTTCCAGCAGCGGAAGGTCAGCGGCACGGGCAGCATTTCTTGGTATTCCACCAGCTGCAACTGTCTTTGCGCCTTCAATCAGGCTTCTGACAAATGCAAAGGTTTCTAACTTCTCGGGCTCCAGGCCTTTGTCACCCTGGATCTTATTGATATTGAAAGTTGAGCGGTATTTGGGCTCTGATTTCAGCTCTTTCAGGAGCTCTGCCCGCATTGCTTCCCGCTCTGCTTTCTTGGTTTCTTCCTCCGCTTTCTGAGCTGCTAAAGCCTCAGCAACGGCAGTCTTGATCTCATCGTTCATTAGTTTTTTCCTTTTGTCTAAAGTTCGTTTGCTATCTGCCTCACTCTTCTTATCCTCTCCGGCCTCGAAGTGGTCTGGCAGGTCAATCCCTTGCTCTTCAAATAGTGCTCTCAGCGGCAGTACAATAGCATCGTCACTGACTGGCACACGTTCCTCTCCACCGTCAAATACCGATAACTCTGCAATAGGCCAGCAAAGCACCTCACCTGTAGCATCATCGTGCCGCTCCAGGTAGTTCACTGAGCCTGTAGAAGCTCTGGCTGTGCCCTTCAGAGCTGCTTCCCACGTCCTATCAGCCAGCTCATCGTTACCTTTTGGGGGTAATTCGGCTCTCATCCATAAGCCTTGCTTATCAATCTTTGAGGAAGTAGCAGAGCCCATTGAGTAGGGCTTATTCATGGCCTTGGCCCGGGGGGTGAAGCCGTGGAAGTACAGCAGAGGCCGCCTGTCTCCGATCTCGATCATATAGTCGGTGTTGGGGGATAGGAACTGTCCCAGCTTATCCTTCCTCTGTGGGCTTCCAAAGGGAGCGGCTAATACCTCTAAAATACGCTTCTGTCCTTCTGATAGTGCCCTGACTGCTCCTGCTTCTATCGCTCTAATCTTATCCATAGGGTCCTCCGGCATGGGTATCTTTGTACCCTTGTATACCTTGACTATCTCGCACCTGCAATTAGGGTGCGTCACCAGCAGGTGCAGTGCTATGTTCTTGCCAATAATCAGGCCGTCCAGCGGTGCACAGATGCTACACACCTTCTCGTCGTGCTTTGTCACCCACATCAGGTCATACTCATAAGGCTCATCGGGCTGGGGAATATCCTCAAATACTCGCTTGACTGGTCCCTCATACTCAGGGATAGCCTGCAAGAGCGTCAGGATCAGCAGCCAGATGGAAATATAGATAGCTGCGTTCCTGCGCTTGATCTGCTTCAGCCGCTCTTTGAGCAGCTCTTCCTGCTCAGGCGTTATATCAACTTCCTCACGCCAAACAGCCTCCAAGTAGTCCTTCAGCTGGTTCTGGTTCAGGCCATTCAGGAACTTGATAAACTCTACCTTGTCCATACCCTGCCTACCTTTGCGGATAACTTGCTGACAAACAGCTCCAGGGCTTTCTCTCCCAGCACCCGCATCTTATTCCACCTGCCCTGGTGGATGGCTGCCTGGTCCTCACCCTGCACCCAGCCGGCATAGGTGGCGGCGTTCCCGATCTCTGCTGAGGTAGGGCTGAGGACCGCATACATCCAGCTGCGCCTCAGGTTCCCGGTCCTCTTATACTTCTGGTTAGGAAGCTCGGGCGGGTACTCCTGCAGATCCAGCTGGAGACTGCGCAGGAAGGGACCCCACTCACCCTCTAATACCTTCTCAGGGTTGAGGTTCTCCATAGCGATATGGAACTCCAGCAGGTCCTTCGGGTTGATCTCAGCGTGGAACTCACTCATTTGAAGCAAGCCCTCACTTCCGCCTCTGTCTTAGCGTTCTTGAGCCTGCTCTTGATCAGTATTCTGCGGTCTACTGTGAGCACATCAGTCTCAAAGGGCACATCAGGGCTTTCACCCCTGGCCAATGCTTTCATGGCTTTCTTTTCGTACTGCTTCTCAACCTTCACGCTCTCATCTTTGGGGGCATACTTCTCTTCTATGCCCATCTGCTCCCGGTAGTATTCTGCACTGATAATGCCAGAAGAGTACATCTGTGTAAGCCTGATCACCTTTGCGCTCTCGTCCTCTTTCATAATGGGCAGTTCTCCGGGCACAAATTCAAACTCAATACCCGGTGCTACTTGAGCCATAAGGTCTTGATTGATAGCGTTAGCGTACAGCTTGCCCTCTGGTGCAATAAGGTTCTCTATCAGTGATTTTCTGCTCTCTGCAGCGTTATCAAAAGTACTGCCAATAAACGCCTCTACTAGGTTCCTTGACACCCTGAAACCAACACAGATGTCAGTACGCGCCATTTCCCGCACCTTGATAACCTCAGTTTCCACCATCGTCTGAGTAATGCCTGTCAGTGGCTTCAATCCCTTATCTACTACGCCTACCTTGCCCTTTCTGCGAGATCCCCGGAACCTGGCATTGAACCAGCTTACAATGCGCTCTGCTTCATCTTCCGGGACATGTTGCTCAGTGCTGAATAATAGGCCTGGTGTAGCATCGTTCCTGAATAGTGTCTGGATCATCAGCTCCGCTTCATACTCAGTGTTGATAGCAGACTGTAATACATCAATCAGGGGAATACCGGGCCCAAGATCATCGTCTGGATGATAGCCCCTGAAATAGATAACTTCATCCCGATCATAATAATTGGTTATAGTCTTATCACCGAACCTCAGTTCTTGCTTGAAGCCCTTGACACCGTCTTTGGTTTTCTTGACCTCTATTGTCTGCGGGTTGAGCCTCTTTAGTGTGTCCACGTCCCTGAGCCAGTAGGCGGCTCCATGCTGAAGCTTATCGATCTCAGTGGAGCGCATGGCATCTTCCCAAAAGCTCTCCCTGCCAAAGTCCCTCAGCATCTGCTCTACTGGATGGCCTTCTACAGGCTTATCATTCCTGACCAGACGCCAAGGCAGATTGGCCAGCTCCATTCCCCTGATATGCATACAGGCATTAGCCCATACGCTCTTGGTATAGTCAGCATTGGTCATCTTCCTGCCTGATGTGAGCTCATACAGGCCAGCTTTCAGGCTGTCAGTCCAGGGTATATTTACCGCTCTGATTGCTTTATCCATAATTTATCCTAATGTAAATCTACCTATTGTCGCCTGGTGCAGCATCAGAGCCCGGGCCATCACGGTATCATCGTGCAAGCCTTCTGGTGCTCCATACTGCTGCAATCCCGACCTGCTTATCTTCATCTCAAAAGCCTCTAACTCCAACCAGGCGTCCCGATCGTCTACCCACTTCCAGGCTTCCTGTGCAAAGCATAAGCGCAAGCCCTGGACGATCCCGGCCTTGCTGCTGTTGCTTGTGGCAAAGGGCATCACCTCTACCCCATCCTGCCACAGTGCCTCTATGTTCGGTTGCCCCATACTGTTGCTCTCGGCCAGGAGCTCTACATTGCCGAAAGGCTCCAGTATCGCCTTGATAAACTCCCTCTGTGTCGGGTAGTCTACCTGCTTCATTCTGTGCAGGCTGATTTCCTTCTGACACGTGGCACATCCCACGCTAAGAGCTGTATAGTCCTCTTTTTGTCCCCAATCAAGCCCCGCGACCAGGCGATGACCCTCGTGAATGAAGGGTGCTTTGTCAGACGCAGGGTAAAAATCCGTCGGCCTAACTGTAAAGACAGCTCCCACCCCTGGGACAAATTCAGCCAGTATCTCTTGCCTATAGTCCACATCGGTCATGTCCTCCAGCATTGTCTCTAGTGCATCCTCTGAGAGGTGCGGGTTGTCTAAACTGCTAAACGTGAATACTGCCCACTCCGGGTTATCTCTGGCTTTGAGGTACAGGTGGTAGAAGTGGTTCCGGAGGTTGGGAGTTGATATAAATACCGCGGTTCCGTTGTTATCCAGTAGCATAGGTTGGCAGACCTTTGCCCAGACTTCCTCAGCTTGATAAGCATATTCGTCAAGGATGATGTAGTCCCCATAGCTTCCCCGGAGGTGATCTGGTTTGCTTCCTGTCCTCGCTTCAATCCTGCCTCCTGTCTCTACAAAGTCAATGCGCCTCTTGGTCTCATTCTTCTTGACCAGCCCTACCAGGACAGCATCTCCCAGCCAATCTGTACAATTCTCCCAAAAGGCATCCGTCTGCGCTGCTACAGGTGCAATATACAGCACCTTCCTGCCTGCCTGCGCCTCGTGTAATGCCTTCCTGCTGACCATCAGGGTCTTACCAGCCCGCCTCCCGGCATTGACAATGATCCTACGCTTCTGGCATTTCTCGATCTCCGCCTGCTTTGCATGTGGGGCGGGGATGGAGATGTTCAGCGTCTTACCCATCGTCCTCATCAGTAATATTGAGGTGCGATATATTCAGGTCCACGCTGTCTTTGAACAGGGCATGTATCTTGCCTAAATTGCTACCCGCTCCCAGCATGTCATACTCTTCTCTGGCATGTGATCCAGTAACAATCTTTGTGGGAGTAACGCCCATAGCCATAGCCTCATGAAGCTTTATAACATCATCTGCCTGAAGGCGTGCTTTCTCCAACCTTATAGCTATTTCTTTCTTAATGTTATCATTTGACAACAGTCTGGAAGCCTGCTGGCGTGCAGACGCCTCGGCATATCCAGCCCTAATAGCTGCTGCCGAGGCGTTGAAGTCAACAAAATATTCGTTGACAAACTTCTTTTGCTTTTTCGTTATACCTTTTTTACTCATGTAAACCTATGCTATAACGATCACTAATCATAGCCTCATTATAGCATAAGTTTTACTTATTTACGCGGCATTTCCTCTGCTGGGGTTCCTTCGTACCCGGCCAGCTTTATGATCCAGGAATAGGCTAATCGGTAGGCTTTACCTGTAGCTCGGGTGATAGCCATACTCTTCTTAGCATAGCGATCTCGATTGTCCCAGGGGCTGTCAGCACCACACTCAGCAATGCCCTGACCCACGATCATACCTGTACTGGTATTGACAAGCTCAACGGTCGCCTCAAAGATACCCTCCTGGATCTCTGAGACTGATACGGTCCTGGGAGTGATCCCCAACATGGCCCCAAGAGTGGTCCAACCCTCAACCATGACATAGTTCTTCCCCTTGATATTGACATACAACTTCTGGCTGGTTATCACTTCCTTGAGAGTGGTTGCCACCACCTTAGCCTGCTCTACCATAGCTGCAGGATTAGCGAACATCATCTGCCCTAAGCTGATCTGCGGTTCTTCAGATACAACAATCTCTTTTGCCTCTTCTGCCATCTTTACAGCCTCCTTTATTTTCTGCTCATCATGCTGGTAGTCTCCATATTCC